TTATTTTTCAAAATAATAATTTAAAATTTAAAATTTTAGTTGTTTAGTTCCTATAGCTTTATTAGAAACATAATATAGATTCACTAAATTTACATCCATCATTTTCATAGTATAAATTAAATTGTCATAAATCATGTCTATATAATTTATTTCACATTTGTGGTAAAGCATGTTTGCTTGTTTTATAATTTCTAGTGAATTAACTCCTAATTTAGGAGCTGGTACTTTGTACAGTTTACTTAAATATCTAGTATCTCTATTATTACCTATCAACCAACAATAACTTATAATTCTAGTTGTGATATTTTCCCTTAGTTTCTCTCTGTCTACTGTATGTAAACTTCTTATCCTGTCTTCTAACCTTACTAAATTTGGTACAAAACAAACTGTTTGATTTATTTTAGCCACAATCATCTGACAAAATATTCCACATGTTTTATTTGTGGTGTATGTACTTTCCATGTTATGAAAATTTTTAACATACTTTGACAAACTTTCAAAGTCAACATTTACATCATGTAAATGAGCTAATAAATCATCCCCTAGTACCATTATTACATCAAACTTGTTTTCAGAAAAAAATTTGGCATAAGTTCTAAAATTGTTGATAGCATTGCCAAATCCCACTGTAGTTTGACCAGTATGTCTTTTCGGTCCTGTGGTAGTTTTAAATTCTTTAGTTTTCAACTTTGTAGAATAATGTTGTGCTTTATAAAAGTTATTTATGTTCGGATTAACACCTAATAATTCAAACAATTTATATTCAAAATTTAATGAATGTAAATCTGTTTGTCTATCTTGTTTAGACAAATCACTTTCATAAAATCCAGCTTTGCTGTTAAAATTGAATTTAATAGTACTTAATCTTAAATTTACTTGTTCCATGTTCATATCCTCACAATACAAAACATTTGGTTTTAATAATTTTTTAAACCTATATTTTGCTGTTGAATATATCGGAGCGAAAATCAAACTGTACCCGTAAGGGTTCCATAAAATTACTCTGTTAAGCATGTCTCTTATTTCAGTGAATGAATCACCTTTAGTTATTGATTCTACTTTTTCTATCATTCTTACCTTGTTAATATGGTAATAATTAGGTTTTAATTCATTCAATTCCAAGAATTCTCTCATAATTGTATTTGAATTCCTTCCATTTATCCATTCTTCTAATAAATCAGCATCAATATTTATTTCATTTCTTTGATATTCTTCCAGCATCTTTTTCCATCCTTTTCTAAAATAAGCTTTAGCAAACAATTCAAATTGTTCATCCCAATCATGATATTTCTTTCTTAATTTCTTTCCAGCATTAATTTTTCTTGTTATAGCTTTCATGATCACTCCATAAGCTTTCAATGGTGCAGGTTTTGTTAAAGATGGAGGAGCTGATAGGTATCCAATTTCTCTGGAATCCGT